ACAATGACAAAGGTGAATGGGAATTTTATTCTTACAACAAGAAAACAGGCAAGAAATTAAGAGTTAACATGGAACGAATGATTAAAAAATTAGAAGAATACACAGGTGAATCATTCATAGAAAACGAATAATATAATATTATTCAGTAAATATTTCATTAAATAAACTTGTTATAACAAACAACCCTTTAAAGGAGGACATCTATGACGGCACTCTCGACGTATGCCGAGGCTAAGATCTTAAATTTACTTTTTAAGAACACAGCATTTACTACACCTCAAGCATATATAGGCTTATTCACATCCGACCCAACTGACTCAGCATCAGGCACAGAAGTAAGTGGAAACGGATATGCAAGAATTAGAATAGACAACAAAATGAGTTCTGCAACAGCAAACTCAGACAACAGTCAAATTACAAACAGTTCAGTAATCACATTTGCCGCGGCAAGTGGTGGTGCATTTGGAACAATCACACACATCGGTATTTTTGATGCATTAAGTTCGGGGAACTTGTTAGCTCATGGCGCCTTGGCGGCATCTAAAATTATCAGTGATTCCGACACATTTCAAATCAACGCATCTGGACTTGTAATAACAATAGACTAATTCACAGTTTAATTTTTTGGAGTTATATCTGTGGCAACATTAATCGCATCAGCAAATTTAGAAATCAACGCATTTATTGGTAACCTTTATGTTGCCGATAATTATGTTACCCAAAATTATGTAGAAGGTGGTGTAGTTTCACAAGACTTAGATCTTGCAACAACACTTGCTATTGCATCAAGTAATATTACTGTTTCAGCAGTTGCCTTTAAGCCTGGCACATCGTCCATGGCGATAAATGCTGGAGTAACAGCAAATACTTTAGCAATTGCAACCGGTACTGTTACTACAAATATTTCATCTACATTAACAGCCACAGGATTAGATTTAGATTTAGCCACAGCGTTAAGTGTTGCAGGTGCAACAATATCTGTTGATGCAGTTAGGACAAGAGCCTTTACAGCCACACTTCCAATAACATCAACCATTGACATGGGTATCAATGTGTTTGACATTGAGGTAGATCCATTTAACACCTTTATTGTAAAACAAGAAACACGATTAAATACAATCCGTGCGGAAACACGTATTAATAAAATTAAGGAAGAAACACGCTTAAATACAATTCAGTGTGAAACACGTGTTAACAAAATTAAACAAGAAACAAGAGTTTTTGAACTTGCATAAGGAGAATAACACATGGCAAACTTAACAGGATTTGAATTTGATAGAGATGGAGCATACATATTCAAGTCGCCCGCCGCAAGTTTACAATACGCATTAGATTTTTCAGAATATTTGAACACAGGTGATACCATAGTTGATGATTCATCAGCAAGTTCACCAGTTGTAACCATAGGCACCATATCAGGTGATTCAGCACCATTGATACATCCAAACGGACATGGAACTGATGTATCAGCAACCACAACCAAAGTAACATTTAGAGTGAGCGGCGGAACAGCAGGCAACGTTTATCCAATCACAGTAAAAATAGCCACGTCAGCAGGTGATATTGACACAAGGCATTTTAGAATTATTTGCAAAGAAAAAGGATTAGAATAATGGTTCCAAATAACAAAGGCAAGAAATATAAAACACACGACACAGAGATGATTAAGAGATTAGCATCTACTATGTGTACGTTTGAGGAGATTGGCTACATCATCGGCATGACTGGTGAAGGGGTCAAAAAAAGATTCAGCAAAGTTATTGAAGAAGGCAGAGCCAAAGGCAAAGCAAGTTTAAGACAAGCACAGTTTGACAAAGCATTACAAGGTGATACTAGAATGCAAATATGGTTGGGTAGAAACTACCTAGATCAAAAAGATGACCCTAATGGAGAAGAACATTCAACACCACTACCATGGGACGAGGAAAAAGAATAATGAAACTGTCTATACCACAAAAAACAGTAGCACAAGATTTTTCGAGATTTCGTACAGTTGTGGCTGGCAGGAGAATGGGAAAAACTACTCTTGCAATCAGAGAAATATGCTATCATGCAAGACTACCTGATCAAATTTGTTGGGCCGTGTTGCCCTCATACAGGCAAGCCAAGATGGTTTGGTGGGATCAACTAAAAACAAAATTAAAAAGCCTTAACTGGGTAAAAAAAATTAATGAAGCAGAACTATCCATTGTGTTAAAAAACAACAGTAAAATTAGTTTGAAAGGCGCAGATGGCGCCGGGTTCGAGAACCTGAGAGGAGCAAAACTTAATTTCCTAGTATTAGATGAGGCATCGAATATTCCATCACAGGCATGGACAGAAGTACTGCGTCCAGCACTGGCAGATTCTGAGGGACGTGCTTTGTTTATCGGGACGCCTAAAGGCGTTGGTAATTTCCTATACGACTTGTATCAAGCAGGTGAAGACACAACGCAGGACCAATGGAAATCTTTTTCATTTACAACAGCACAAGGTGGCTTTGTGAGTGAAGCAGAAATAGAACAAGCAAGAAGAGACTTGGATAAAAAAACATTCGAACAAGAATTTGAAGCAACATTTGTAACATACAGTGGTATGGTGTACTACGGATTTAAAAGATCAGAGAACGTAAAAGAATTTACATTTACAAAACCACAAAAAATTATACACATAGCAATTGACATGAACATTGATCCAATGTCAGCAGTTTGTTTTGTGATAGCAGATGGCAAAGTTGTTGTGATAGATGAAATTGAAATGTTTGGATCAAACACAGATGAACTTGTGAATGAAATATACTCAAGGTTCCCAGGAACTAAAATATTTGCCTACCCTGATCCAAGTGCCAAGGCTAGAAAAACTTCAGCCGCAGGACGTACGGATTTAAATATCTTAAATAATGCAGGTTTTATTGTGAAAGCACCAAACAAACATATGCCAGTAAGGGATAGAATTAATTCAGTAAATTCAATGCTTTGCAATGGTAAAGGAGAGAGACAGATATTGATACATCCAAAATGTAAAAAATTAATCAGTTGTTTGGAGAGACAAATTTACAAACCAGGCACATCACAACCTGACAAAGACAATGGTTGGGATCACATGAATGACGCACTTGGTTATGGTATCAGTTACTTGTTCCCAATTACAAGACAATACACACACAATCAAACACAAACCAATTGGACAGTGAGGATATAACAAATGGCGGACCCATCAGAATTTACAGTGAACAATGAACAAGCATTAGGCAACAACTATGAAAGTTTAGGTGTTCACGAAGAATATAGATCACACTATCCAAGATGGCAATTTTTATCCAAAAGTTATTTGGGTGGGTATGAATGGAAGATGGGTGAATACCTTACAAAGTATGTGTATGAGTCAGGTGGAGAATACAACAAACGTATATCCAGCACACCATATGACAACCATGTAAAAAGTATCACACACATTTACAATTCATTCTTGTACAGAAATGAACCAAAAAGAGATTATGGTTCTATAAAAAATAGACCAGAACTGGATATGTTCCTACAAGATGCTGACTTCGAAGGAAGAAGTTGGGATTCATTTATGAGAGATGTTAACACTTGGAGCACAGTTTATGGACACGTTTTAGTATTACTCGACAAACCAAAATCAAATGCAAACACGAGAGCAGAAGAGTTGAATCAGTTAATTAGACCATATGCAAACTTGTACACACCAGAAAACATACTTGACTGGGAATACAAGAGAACAGATTCAGGAACATATGAATTAACATATCTTAAACTGTTAGAAGTAGAACAACAAGCATATGGCAGACCAACAAACTATTACATAAGAGAGTTTACAAAAGACATGATCATATTGTCCAAAGTAAACACAAAAGTAAATTTAGAAACGGAAGTGCTTGAACAAATGCCAAACGAACTTGGCAAGATACCAGCAGTGTTTGTGTATGCCAACAGAGGACCAGTAAGAGGTATTGGTGTAAGTGACGTTGGTGATATTGCAGACATGGCAATGGCTATATCAAATGAATGGTCAGAATGTGAACAATTGATTAGATTAACAAATCACCCAAGCCTAGTTGTTACACCAGAAGTTGACACAACAGCAGGTGCTGGTGCAATTATTAAAATGCCAAATGAAACA